TGACAGACCTTTAGAGGCTTCCTTTCAAGAATGGAAGGAAGTGTCTTGTGACCGAAACCATCTCCTTTGAGAGGTTCGAATGGTTGCCGTCCCGACTCTGTGAAGAATCGGAGAAGCATTGACCATCCGGGCATTTCGTGGGTAATAGATGGTGAGCAGATATCCCAAACACGGTACTGGAGCTTCTGAAGCCCAAGATTGTGTCTGCGGACAGTCGGCTCACGGTCTTGTGGTACCTCGTTTAAGCTAGGGCATGTCAAAAACATGTCTTTGCCAGGTATCTTTCCGTAAACGGAAAAGAGCCTGCCTACGATAAAATCGTAAGTATTGAGGTACTGTCTACAATGAAGAGAATTCGCATAAGCGATCCAACTCGAGTAGACATCTGGACTACGTGTTGACGACCAAACCGTCCTTAATCGGACTGGAGTGACATCGACGCCTGCGAAGGCGTCCATGCCACAGGATTCTCTAAAGAGTCCTTTGATGCAGCTCTTGTCGCGGTTTATTTTTAAACCAAACGATTCGAGCAGTTCCATTGCGTTCGCGGCGTAAGCCGTTGGTACAATGACGTCATCACCGTATACTAAGACACTATCACTAGTGTCTGTGTCAGGAGCACCGGCAGACAGTATCGCCCAAATAGTCAGCGCCAATATAGGGAAGCATAAAGAACTTCCCATTGGTGCGAACTTTCGAAGCGTAAGAATACTGCCGTCCGGTAGCTGCGTGGCTAAGCTCCTGCAAGCTTCCAAATACTCACATATGTGAGAAGGGAAGAGCAGGCGAACTAGATCAAGGGATACACGATCACTCGCCTCATTGAGGTCGAGCGTTACGTACCGTCCAGTCGAGGACCCAAGTAGGGCACCTCGACGGTTCGGGCCTTGATCAGTGAAAAAGACGTTAAACCTGGTTAGGTTACGTCTCTCCACTAACTCCACAATTGCCGACGCTAAACCTTGCTGGATCCATTGAAAATCAACGGGTTCACAAGATATTAAACGTGGGCCGCGGGAATCTTTCGGAACGAGTACAACTCGGGCCGGAAGATCCTTGTCTTCAACAAGTGGAAACTTGTTGTAGTTATCACAGACGTCCCCCATAGACGAGCAGAAATACTCATCATATGGGTAAAGGTCGGTGATACGCTTGGAAACATTAGTCCAACGAAACTTGTCCCAAAGGCGTTGCTTGGTAGCAACGGCCCCTGGGCCATGACGCGGAATGATGTCTCGAGGATTAAATGAAGCAAACACCTTCGAGAGAAGAATGCGTGCTTCACGTGCCGTGGCTATTCTATCGTTTCTCCGGTCACATGACCGAACCATACGACGATCGCCTTTAGTACCCTCCAAAACAGCACCCACCAGGGTGATGTCAGGAGAGCGAGTGGATAGATCATACTCAGTTTCTTTAAACTTTGTAATGACTTGTTGCTCTTGCTCAGGGGAATATGGCAGTTCATATTTGTAAAACAAATATAGAACCTGTCGAATATCTCTGACACTGGTTACGCACGGAAACGGAAGGAGTGTCCCATCTTGATGGAGTACGCACTTGAAAAGCTCACCCAGAAAACTGGGAAGCTTACTACCGGGGAGGGGTTTAAAACCCAACTCAGTAGCGTTCAATGGCGCACCTCCAGAAATAGCCTTATCAAAGGCTTTTCCAAGGCGGGGCAGGGTTTTAGTTAGAAACCCAATTCCTTCTGTCCGTACACGTTTGCTCACCTGATTAACAGTGAGTCGATGTGCACGATTGTTGAACACAACTCCATACGACGTTTGAACGTCGCGGAGTAGTGCAGCGATGATTTTAACTTCATCTTGGCTCTTAATAGGGTCCATAAGGATTCCTTCCAAGAGCATGCATAATACCCCGCGATACACTTAACCCGAAACAGACACGATTAAAACTATGAAAACAAAGACATCAACAGTATATACCGTTAGTGGCTTCACAATCACAGAAACTAGACGTAAACTCGCCGAATTCTGGCAGATAATGTTCTCTGAAGGATTGCAACCCAAAAAGGGTTGCAGTTACCTCAGCATTATTTCCAGGTCCGGTGGGTGTATATCTGGTAAAATCGTGCA